GCTGAGCTGAAACACTCGCGGTATCCCGTTCCAGTCTCGTTGTCGAGCTGCTTGAAGTAAGGCATGAAGATCTGCTGGTCATATCCACTCTCCTTCCACGCCTGAAACCAATCAGCCTCGTGCTCCTCCAATAACTCCGCTGGCATTGACTCTTCAAGTTGTTTAATTGCAGCCAGCTGGTGGGGCGTACCACGGAAGAAAGTGAAGAATGGAAGCAGGCTGAGTGACGCCATGTGCCATAGCCTCACTTGTCGACGCGGGTCTCAGGTAGCAGGAGGTCTTTCAAATGCTTGACTGCTAGATCGTCTAGGTCGTTGTCAGTTCTGGAAACGATTTTTTCAAGCATCGCCACGATCAATTCCTTGAATGCCTTGGACCGCCACATGGTCATCACAATCGGCTTAAGAACGAGCAGCATAGCAAAAGTGATCGCTACCGTAAAGCGTAGCTCTGCTTCATCATGGCTAACAATCTTGAAGAGCAACACGACAGAGACGGCATCTGCATGGCTGATATCGTCAAAACTGCAGTGCTGACCTGGAGCGCAGCACTGCTCACCATCTCATATCTGGGGATATATCCTCAGATGAAGATGGATAATACGTTCGTTGCTTCGCTGCTCACTGGCGCGATGGCGTCTTTCGGCATCGAGCGCAAGTCAAACGGCAATAGCAAGAAAAAGGACATTAACATTGATAACAAAGACACCCAAGTAGGCATCAAATGAACCGCGCACTTCTGATCGTCGGAATAGCGCTGCTGGGGACGCCTGCTAAGGCAGACATCACCCACAAAATCCAGTCCTCTGTGCAACTCCAGGTAGATGGCGCTGCATCTCAAGCTTCACGGATTGGCTCGACGCTTAGCGTTAGCGGGTCTAACGTCACTCTCGATACTGCTCCTGTTCTCGGGACTCTCACAGCTGGTAGTGCTGTGGGCTATACACCAGGTGCATACAGCATTACAACAGCGGGAGACGCCTTCTCTTACAGCGAGTCCTACATCGAAGGTGACGCCACCCCGACTGCCACCTCAGTGAGTAGCGGTGTGGTGACCAGCCTGCCGATGCTTGGTAACACGACGACGACTTCTGGAGGCGTTGCGGGCTCTTTGGCCGGGACGATCGCCTCGGACGGTGCCATGACTATCACGGCAGGCGGCGCAGGGACCACCGCAACCGGTCAGGTGGTGCTCAGTATCGAAGTTGAATGATGCGTTGGCTTCTGCTGCTGTTGTTGGTACCGGCAGCATCAGCAGCGCCCGTGGTGCCTCAATTCACCCAAGGCACCATGACCAGCCACACCGAGACCACCAGCAAAGTGACCGAGACCATCGTCAGCGAGAACTACTCAACAGGCTTTGAATACTCGGCAAGTGGCGTCAATATCAAGCCTGATGGCCCAATCAACCCCGTATCCAACACCACGGTCAACGGATGGACTTCTTTAGGAGAGCGACCCAACTGGTCAATCGTCAAGCCCGGAGAAGCGTTTCAATTCGTCGAGAGCCTGAAAGGGCCGGGTCTTTCAAACGTGACCACCATCCAGCGGGTCACCGAAATTACCAGCGTCACGGATACAGTCTCGTCCTTCTCGGAATAATTGCTGCCGCGCCAGCCAATGCCCAAGATGTCGGCGGCATTTCGGCCACCGCCAGCCCGACTGCGACCAGCAGCGGGTCAGTGAGTAATCAGGCGGTGCAGATACTCCAGGGTAGTGCAATCACGAATACTTACGGAGGAAACATCCAGTGTCAAGGACCGACGCTGACGGTGACACCGTATTTAAACCGCACCAAATCCTGGGGTCTGCCATATGAATACAGCTATCCAGATCCGGTGTATGACCTGTCAGACCTCGATGATGATGGACGCTTAGACAATCCAGGCGACGTGCTCTTCTTCAAAGACACACGCACAGGCCAGAAGGACAATCACAACTGGAATCTGGGCTTGTCGATTCAAGCCACCATTCCTCTGGATCAGGGCTTACAGCGCCGGTGCAAAGAGGCCGTTGACACGCAGCTTGCGCTTCAACAGCAACTGCTGGCCAATAAGAGACTCGATTTTGAGATCTCGCGTTTGAAGCACTGTGGTGAGTTGATGATAAAGGGCATCCGATTCGCTAAAGGCAGCCCCTATGAAAAGGTGTGCCGCGATGTGCGGGCACACCAACCTCTTCCACACACTCATTCTATTTCCGTAACGACCTCTGGAACTTCCTCCGCTCATAGACACTCTCAACTTTGACTCTTTTACCCAGTGCCTGCTGAAGTTTTTTTGCCAACTTCCTAATCGTCGGCCGGATCGCTTTGAGCAGTATGGGAGTGGCTAGAGCAGCTGATACTGCGATGGCCGATGTGCCAGCCGTATTAACCGCCTGCGGGATAGTCGGGATTGCTTCGACGATACGCTGGGTTAGCGGTTTAGGCTCGACGGGTGATTGTGCTGGTGTTTCTGGTGCTGGTGCTGTTGGTTGTTCTTTTTTGGGGAGCTTGACCGGCGGTGGCGTTGCAGCTGGTGGTGGATCAGCAGGCCTGGGCCTTGCAGGCTTGACAGGCTGCGGCTCAACCTCAGGCTCAATATCCATCGGATTGAAGTGAGGCAGTTCTATTACTGGCACGCCGATATCTAGTGTGACCGGCGGTGCTTGCGGTATTGCGACACGCGGCAGGTCCACAGCCGAGTTAATTTCAGGCACGACGATCTCACGGATTTCCATGAGATCTAATCACTCAATTGATTGACGGGATGGCCGGGCCGGTCTCTGTTGGCAGCTGCGGCATCTTAGGAATCTCTGGTACCGGCACCTGATCCAGGATTGTTTTGGTCAGTTCCAGCTTAAGCTCGCTGGCGTAATCTTTGACCATTGACGGCACGCGTGTGTAGGCCAGCATACCGCCGATTGCCATCGTGCCAGATATCACAAAGCCCAAAGTTCCGAGCAAGTTGTAGATCTTTTGCATGGCTGATATGAAAAAGCCCTCCCTGCTGTGTGAGATCAGGAAGGGCAGCTCTGCCACTTAATCGTAGCTCAGAATGAGAACTTAGCGCCAGTCTTGAAACCAAGGCCAAGCTCGTCACCCGTACCAAACGAAACCTCGCCGTAGAGAGGGCCGCCGCTGATGCCAGCCTTGCCTGTGAACTCAACGTCACTTTTGGTGGAGTCAGGGAAAACAGCTGCAGGCCCCAACTGGACATAAGCACCGTTCTCGAAGTCATAACCGAGGTGCGTCTCAAGGATTCCAGATCCAGTTCCAGAATCCAGGCCGACGCCGACGTTAAGCTCAGGGTTGACGTACCCAACCGCCTGAGCAGAAAATGCCAGCGCACACGCCGAAGCGGCAACACCACTCGCAAGAAGGATTTTGAACATTTGGAAGAGGTCTAACGTTTTCCCTGGCCACGGTACTTCTTGCGACCGTGTGATGGGCGAGAATGTGAGCCATTTCCCTGACTGGTCTTCTTGGGCTTCTTAGGTACAAATGACTCACCATTTAGTGATTTAGCCATCTATTACCAAGGAACTCCAGAGCCGCTGACTGGGGTCCGCTGCAAATCCAATTGGTTCTGGAGCGCAGCTTCGATTTCAGCAACCTTGTCCGCACCACCAAGCTTGGCTTGCACGGCAGCAACTGCCCAAGATTCGGTCAGCTCTGAGTAAGCAGTCAGATCTGCGTCATCTTCAGGTTGGTCAAGACCAACGCTGCCATACGCACCAGAGGAATAAGTGCCGTCGTTAGCTTTAACGGTGTAATGCACGGTTTGCACAGCACCGTTGCTCAGCTGACGATCCATGGTGCCAACGGCCCAAGTGAACGTTGTTGTGGGTGTAGACATTGGGAAAGTCCTTGCAGGTAGATTTTAACTGCTGATTAGCAAGCCATCAGCACACAAGGTACGCAATAACTGCCGTCGGCGTAAGTGGTGGAAACCGTGGTGCTAGTCACCTTGGCAACAGTCTTGGAACGCACGATGTCATCATCCTGCGGTTTTGCTGTTCCATCACCAGCAGACATCAGCAGATCACCGCGTGCAACGGTGGTGCCTTGTGCAATGCGAATGACAAAGTCACCAGTTACAGCGCAATAGAAGTCGTTGACAAACGTATCGTCATCATCGTCCCAAGATTGGAACACACCCGCGACGTTGCGATCACCTTCAACATCGCTGACCTTCATGCGGTTCAGCTGTTCGTTTAGTTCTGTGTAGGCATCACGAGCGGGTGTTTTTACATCACCAACGCTGACGCCTTCAGGAAGCTCATCTTCTGTCGTCCAAAGCACCTCATCTTGAGCAGCATGAGCCCACTCGCACATCTCATCGAGGTTGCTAAGCACCGAACCACGCAAGATTTCAATTCGTTCTGCGTTGCCTGCAAGTTGCGACCAGCGAGACAGGTGAGCACCGTTGTATGAAGTCGTGCTGCCAGAAATGCTTACGTCACCCTCTGCATTTCCTCCGCTGTTGAATTGAACGACTGTTCCATCTTGAGCCCTGTTAAAACAGGCAGAAAAATTACCTGACCTTGAAGTAAACAGAGTGGCACCATTTGCGCCGTTATCTTCAAAAGCACAACCTAAAGTCGTGTTGCCCGAACCAGGCGTATTTGTTGTAGTTTGGTTAACTCGGAAATGGTTGCTAAAGTTAACTTCTCCCGTCACCTGTACCAAGCCTCTATAGCTGACAGAAAAAGTATCTGTGGCGCTGTTATTTCGAACCCTAAATGCTTTGTTGGTGTTAGTAGTTTGGGTGGTAGTGGATCTTGAAATAATCCCTTTAGCACTTGAACTGCGAACTTCAAGATGACCATCAGTAGAGGTGCCCCCAATGCAAACCTCACCACCAGATGAAATACGCATCCTCTCACTACCTTCAGTGTCGAACAGGATGTGACCATTACTGCCCGTATCAACACACTCAACGTTGGTGTTGCCTGCAAGAATCTGCGCTCCAGCGTTAGGGCTTTGCCAAGTTGGAGCGTCGTTACCGTTGCTGGTTAAAACCTGACCGCTGGTGCCGTAGTTCGATGCGCCTTCAATCGCCCACGCACCAGTTGATGTAATGCGGAATCGCTCAGCAGCATCTCCGATTGAGCTGTTTTTTGTGCCAAAAGTTAGAGCGTAATTAACACCCGCAGAAGTTTCACTGATAGCACGCATAAAGCCGCTAACGTGATTTGGATCACTTGTGTCTTCTGAGAAAAATTCAACAGAGCCAGTAATATCATTTGCGACAGCACTGCCGTCGTCATTTGTAATTCTTAAAGTTGGAATTGTTGCAGTTGTTTGAGCGTTTGCATCTGATTTAAGTTCTAATGTAGTCGCAGGACTTGACGTTCCAATCCCAACATTTCCAGTATTAGCGAGACTCAGGACTTCAGTAGTTCCACCCGTATCATTTGACATTACGTCCAAACAGAGCCTTGGAACTCCGCTGCTGTCCGACTTGATTTTCAGCCCGGACTTCCACTGACCACCAGGCACCGCTAGCTGAATACCAGCGTCTTGGTTGTTAGCATAGGAACCGGCGCGAACGTCGAGAGCTTCGTCAGGACTTGACGTTCCAATGCCAACATTGCCACCGCTGGTGACACGGAAGCGTTCGGTGTTTGATGTCCAAAACGCAATCGGTGCTGCTTCTTGCGCGACTAACCTAAAAGCACCAGTTCCTCTGTGAAAAATATAAGATGTTGAATTTGCCCCTCCACCGCCGCGCTGTACTCGCAAGCCATAGTCGGAGTAAGTTGTGTCTCCAACAAAATCTATAAGTGCATTGCGGTTTTCAGTTGCACCTAGACCAACCTCAATAGCAGCAGTGCCTGTTGTAGCTCCAATAACGGCGTTCCCTTTAACATCCAACCTTGCAGCAGGCGACGACGTTCCAATGCCAAGAAGGCCAGTGCTCGTCAGGCGCATCCTCTCCCCATTGTTCGCCCTGAAAACTAGGGCGTTGTTGGAGTGGAAGTATTGAATAGAACCAACATCTGAATCACCCTCATCACCGAAATAAATAGATGATTGGGAAGTTGAACCTCCACTAATTTGGACGGCAGCTGGAGAAGCAGCTAAGTTGTTTCCATTGTGGACAAACAGAGCTGTACCAGCAATAGGATCAGCCCCAGTCCAACCACTACCCAGACGTCCAACGTCAAGTACAGCTTTAGGATCTGTTATTCCATTGATACCAGCTTTGCCATCCGAGGAAACAACAAACCTTGCGTTATTGGACGCCCAATGCTCCAAGCTACCGTCTGACTCTAATCGTAGTCCGCTTTGATTTGCCTTTAATTGAGTGTCTGTTTCGTCAGGGTCTAAACTTGCAGAACCTGCTGATAACCAAACAATACCACTGGTAGCAGCAGAGTTGCCAAGGCAACTAATCATGCCGCGTCCGGCATGACGCGCGCCATCACTGCTGTTACTTCTGGGGGAGTCAAATACTATGCACGAGTTGCCATAAGTTGAACTGTTGCGGTCAGTACTTACGCGAAGTGATGTTGAAGAAGCATTACTTTTAATATGCAGACGATCTTCTGGTGATGATACCCCAATGCCAACGTTGCCAGAGCTGTCGATGCGTGCTTTTTCCGATCCATTTACTCTGAACTGATGACCGAGATTTGCAGAGCCTCCACGCGAATCATAAACAGCAGACATGTTGCCATCGTCTGCAAAAATTTCAACAGCTGCACCGTTACCAGATGAATCCTCAATTCTTAAAGTAGAGATTCCAGCGCGTTGAATTTCTAGACCAGAGCCATTGGAGAAGGAAGGCGACGATACCCCAATACCAACATTGCAAGAGCTGTCGATGGTTAAAGGCTGGGTATCTGCTGTCAAAAAAGAAATAGATGACCCAGACTGCCTGTCCCTAAGCTGAGTTGTTGCCCCAGACTTCATCAACAACGTTGAGTTTCCTACTCCGGTCGTATCGCCATCAGTTAGATAAATTCGACCGGCGTCTCCTGTCCCGCCTTGAACGTGCAGATTGCCCCCAGGTGTCGTCACTCCAATGCCGCAGTTGCCTGAACTGTCGATGCGAAAAGCTTCACTGCTGTCAATTTGAACTGCAAATGAATTACCTGTGGCAAAGGTGAAAGGTTCTACTGCAGAATCTGATGAAGGAGATTTAAGCTGAATGTTTCTATTGTTTGTACCTAAATCAGATTGCCAAATTTGCAGTACTTGTCCAGTTCCGTCTTTTCTTACATGTAACCTGCCATCCGCGGACGTGTTCCCAATAGCAACATTCCCAGAGTTGCTGATGCGTATCCGCTCCGTTTCAGAGCCGTTGGTTCCAGCTAAGTACTGAAATACTCCATTGCTGCGATTGAATTGAAAAATTCTGTTTGCTCCAGTTCGACCAGGTCTATTAGAACCAAACTGAATACCTGTTACAGTGCCAGATTGTTTTAGATAAACGCTGTCTGTATTAGTACCAAAATATGCGTCAACATTCGTTCCATCAAAAACGTCTAGTTTGCCGTCGGCCGACGACGTGCCAATGCCAACACGATTGTTTGTCGCGTCAACATGAAGCGTACCGCTATCGACCGTCAGGTTTCCGGAAATATCACCCGCTCCATCAACATCCAGTGAGTCGCACTGAACCTCTCCGGTTATGTCGATGCCGTCTGATTTGGTTGAAAACTTTTTAGCGTTGTTGTGAAAAAGCTCTACTACACCATCAGGCACAAATCTAGCCAAAGTTTCTGAGTTTGCGCCATTGACCATCCTGGTCGTGCCAGCAATTTTTAGCTCACCAGTGCCGGCATCTTTAATAAACGAGTTGCTGCCATCGTGATAAATCTCTAGGTCATCACCCGTGCCCAGCAGGATCTTGTCGCTATCTTGCAAGTCAAGATTGCCGTGAAGCGTTACCGTTCCAGTGATGTCAGCTGCGCCATCAACATCAAGTGAGTCACACTGGACTTCGCCAGTTACATCGATGCCGTCTGATTTTGTCGCAAATTTTCGACTATTATCGTAGAAAATATATACAGGGCCATTGCGGAAAAACTGCGCCATGGTTTCATGGTTAGCGTCACCGCCTGATGTGCCACGAATAGTAAAAGCATCGCTTCCAATCCGTACGTCTAAATACTTTGGTGCGTCACTATTGCCCATAAGGTTAAGCTCATTGCCAACGTGTAAAGGACCATGTACCGTCAGTTGACCACTAATATCACCCGTCCCATCAACATCAAGCGAGTCACATTGAACTTCGCCTGTTACGTCAATGCCGCCTGAGTTAGTCCCAAGCTTTTGTGTTCCGTAGTGATAAAGCCGAACATTGCCTTCACTGCCGTCACACAGAATGTAATTTGTAACAGCGCCTGAGCCATCATCGCTTCGCAGAGTTATGTCTTTGTCGTTTGCATAGTTGCTGACATATATGTGCCCGGTGTCATTTTCAAAGATTGTATCAGTGCCGTTGTGACGGATTACTAAATCCGCCCCCGTACCAACCCTAATCTGATTGCTGTCATCAATCTGCAGATGACCGCCAACCTCAATGCCAGTGTTAAACGTCCAGTAACCCGTGCTGTTAATCCACTTAATAGTCTTATCAGTCGCACCTTTCAGCGTGATGCCGCCACCATCAGCAGTGGTGTTGCTAGGTGATGCAACAGAGCCCAGCTCAATGTTTTTGTCGTCGATCGTGACGGTCGTGCTTTCAACTGTGGTGGTCGCGCCACTAACCGTCAGATCACCAGAAATGGTGACGTTGCCGCTGCCATCAACCGTGACACGTTGCGTTCCACCAGTGCTAATGCCGACAGTATCCGTACCAGCAAGGTAAACGCCGTTTGCTTGGTCCGAGCTAAATGCCAACGCTGGTGCGGCTGCCGTTCCATCAGGCAACGTGCGGAACAGGTTGGTCGCTGTAATCTTTTTTGTCTCGTCTGCGCTTACGTCAACAACAGGCACCACGTCAGTTGACGCCAGCGTTGTAGCGGCATCGAGTTCGGTGATCTTCTTATTTGCCATGACGTTTACGTTTTAATGACGTACATCATAGCTATGTTACGTGGTCTGGCCTCACCAGCAGCACTGTTGTTCACCGTCACAGACGTGCTAACCGAAATACCAGTTGTCTGCACGTTGGTGCGACCAGTGTCTGCAGCCCCAGTTGTGTGAGCCATTTTGTAATCTTGGCGTGAGTCGTTACCAACCTGACCATCAGCTGCTGCACGCTTATCTTGCCCAGCAACGTCAATCAGTCGATCTTGGTTGCCAACAAAATCATTGGCAAACGCATAGTGGAAGTGACCAGGGTCAGTGACGCTGGATGTTGCCGTTGCTGTGTGGTTGTGTTGTGCGTTCTGATCTGACTGCGAGCTGCCAAAGTTGCGACCGCTATCAACACCACGAGAATCGTCCCAGCCACGGACAAACTCGCCACGGAGGTCAGGCACGTTGAACGTGCTGCTGCCATCACCTGCACCGTGCGCAGTCCCCACGATTGCAAACAGATCGGCGTAAGTTGTCCGACTAACTGCAGCGCCGTTGCACTTCAAATAACCACTCGGCACAGTGGTCGTTGCCATCATGTGAACCGATCCGGTCGGCACAGCCTGCGGTAAAGCAACAAAGCTCAGATTACCGCTGCCGTCTGATTGCAATACGTCATCTGCGTTGCCATCACTGCTAGGCAACGTCAGCGTGATGTTGCTTGCTGCGTTGCTTGGAGCGCGAAGAGCAACAAAGTTGCTGTTGCTGGTATCTCTAAACCTCAGTGCCTTGCGGTCACGGATCGTGATGCCGTTGCTGTCGAAGTGAGCACGACGCGTTCCACCAGTAACGATGCTGAAATCATTGGCAGCATTTTTGAAGAAGCCGGTATCGGTGTCGCCAGTAAAACGAACAGGCAAACTGCTAACTGTGCCTGCGGGGACTGTGACGTTGCCGGTGAACGTAGGACTGGCTTTCAATGCAAGACCAAGATTGGTCTCAGACAAGGTGCCAACGGTGATAAAAGCAGAGTCCGCAGCGTTGCGGATCTTTAGCGCATCATTGGTGGTATCAGCGAACCACATGAACGCTGTGGTCGTTGATGGCTCAGACGATCCAGAGTTATTGCTGAACAGCGCGTCAAAGTTGTTGTTCAGGTCGGCACGAACCGAACTACCGCTGGCGTTTTGGATCTGCTGGTCAGCTTGTGCCATTAGCCTCGTCCGTAACCGACAGCATTCCAGCGGACCGTAACGGCCTTCCGGGCGTTGCTAACCCCATCATAGACAGAGACGTCAAAGCTGGAACCGCTGCTGTCGTTTGAGATGACGTAGTAATCCGTGGTGTTAGACGCAGCAAAGATGATGCCAATCGACGGTTTGACGTAGAACCTGTTGCCCGTTCCAAAATTAACGGTCGTATCGCCTGTCGTGCTGGTCGTAACTTCGCCAGACAATGACCGGAAAGGCATCAATGCTTTGACGCGCAACTGGTCTACTGAGATTTGAGCAGTGTCGTCGTTCGTCTCAAATTCAGCCTTTAACTCAAACGCACGGCACTTAATCTCTGCGTTGTTGAAGTGACGCCATGACGTGTAAGTGGGTGACCCGCTTGGATCGTCTTCCGTAGTTCGCACGTACAACTTGACATCACAAGTCGTTGGCGTTGTGCCGTCAAAATCAACGATCGAGTCGAAGTCGGGAACACTGTCAAGCAGGTCAGTTGCTGGAAAATAAGACCGGGCTCGCAGAGTGCTTTCAAGCCGCAGGCTGCCAACATGCGTCAACGTAAATGGATTGCCGTTGAACACATACTCACCAGTCGTGTGCAGCACAGAGCCGTTTGCTGCCATCTCCAGTTCTTGGTCAGTGCTATCAACACTGAGGTTGGTTTTTGTCCCAGGAAATGTCGGGTCCTCTGTTGCCGACAGCGCCGACACTTCCTCAGTGCTTTCAAGCTCTGGCTTGGTGTACTCGATCAGAGCAAAGTTCTGACTCTCGCGACCGCCAGAGTCGATGAACTTCATTGAGTACGTTCCAGACTTCAGATCTGCGTAGGCTTCCGTTGCAGCACCTGAAATCTCTTCAGAGATGCTGGTTGAGTTGCTCCACGTCACGTTGGACGTGTTTGGCGAGTGACGCAACCTGACGTGACCGCCATTCCGCACGTCAAGGTCAAGAGACTGACGCCAAGTCAGCTTGGCCTGCCCGTTGACCGGGATCATGTCGAAGTCGATGTAGTTTGCGTCGTTTTCATCTGTAATCAGTTGCGGTGGAGCGGTTTTGCCTTCAATCGTGAACGTATTGGTCGTAATAACGCTGCCGCGATTTAAATAGTTTCTGGCTTGCACTTGAATCTGAAGGTTGCCAGCTCGAATGTCACGGATGGTAATCGACGGTGATGCAGTCGTTAACGTCTCAAAGTTGTCGTCATCAACGCGATACTGAACGCGAAACTCACTGATATTGACGCGATCATGCTGCCAGCTGACTGACGCACCAACAAACACACCCTGACCCGTTTCGTAGAGGAACTCTTCTACAGTGATTGAATCAACAGCATTAGGAATGGCTGATAAGTTCGTGATGTCGCGGTTGGTCAGCTCATTGTCAGACTCAACCGCGTCGTAAATCGTGGCGTTGTAAGCGGCTGCGCTAACGCCATAAACGCCGTCTTCAGACTCAGCAACAGAAAGAATCCTGAACTGCTGTGACTGAATGTCAGACGTTTGCACCAAAAATACCGAACCAGCCGTAGGCGTTTGGCTAAAGGCAGATGCCACGTCAATCGTTGCCGTTCCATTGGCTTGTGGCTGAATGCCACCTGCTGGAATGCTGCGTGTTTCAGCAATGCCGCTGGGCAACATCACTGACACCTTTGGATCGTTATCGCTGGTTGCCACGCTGACTGACAGGTTGGTGCTGCTATCAACAGTCAGCTGAGTTGTTGTGGCAGAACGAACGCGACCACTACGCCTGACGCCAGCTCTGACTGGATCAGCAATGTCTATAACCTGCCCAGGGCGAAGAATGATGCCGCTTTCAATACCAACAGCAAACTGGCACATCTCAGTCAGGTTCTGCTCTGACAAAAGCGTCCACTTACCAATCCTGTGAGCCTGACCCTGGCTGTAGCAACCAACAGCCTTGATGTCTTTGTTGATGATGCCGTACTTGGCTACAGCATCGTGGTCTTCGACGTACTCAAACTCTGTATCGCCTTGAGTGTCGTAGTTCTGATACGCAACCGTTGCAACGGTATGACGAGCTTTCTGAGACGTTCCAGTGTATGTAAACAGCCCATCTATAACGTTTGATGGGCCAAGTGCATAACTTGAATCAGTCGGCTTGTCTTGGTTGAGAACCAAAGAGCCTGCGCCGTAATAAGCAATGCCCCTAAAAATGGCTGTCATCTCTTGGATGACGTTGTAAACCTCAGCACGGCTGTTAATCAGCATGTTGAGGCTGAAACGCGGCTCCTGACCGCCTTTGCCGTCATCAACAAGAGCGTTGCAATACTGGCTTACAGAAAAGAAGTCGTACTTGTCGAGCGTATCTTCAGGAATGCCCGCGCCATAGCGGTCTGAAATCAGCAGGTCATACAAACACCAGGCTGGATCATTCGTCCATGTAGCCGCTTGGAACGTGCCGTCCCAGATGCCGGAATATGTGATCCGCCCCAGATGCGTGGTGGTGTCTACTGTTGCGTTGCTTGGAATCTTGACTTTGATTCCACGAATCAGATACTTACGGCTTGGGATGCTGCTGAACTCACGCGAGTCAAAGCGAAGCGCAATAAGTGCAGAGTTTGGGTAGCTGAACTTTTCGTCAATAATCTCGGTAAAACTTTGAAAAATTGTGGTGCTGGCTCGTTTTTGGCTGGTTTCGTCAGCACTGACACGCACCATCCGAACTTGAACGTTGGTGCTGCTGCTCAACGTAATCATGTAGTCACGCTGATAGCGGTTGCTGCTTTTGCCGCTAATCGTGTCTGTAACTACGTCGTTAAAACCACCGCCGTCATATTGGATTTGGATCTTGATATCAACGGTATGACCAACAATGTCGCCATCATCTTCTACCTTTTGAAGACTAGGGATAGTCAGCGTTACGCGAAGGCGATCAACGTCTGTTCCTAAAACATTTCTAGTAACGGAAGTGCTGTTGGTTACCTCAATGTTGACCGCTCTCTCAACCTGTGTTGATCCAAAGTCGCCAGGAATGTGATTTTGGGCTTGAGTGCCATTGCGCGTAACAACGGTGTAGCCAGAAAAGTTGTTGCTGCCGTCTGCGTTCTGGACAGGCGTGTTGTCCAAGAAAATGCTTTTGTTGCCGTCGTCTAGTCCTTGAATCTCGCCTTCGCTAACCAAATCCAGCACGTTGGCAAACTGGATCGACTGCAGAGTGTCATCTGACTCGGTAGGCGTATGCGCTCCACCGCCCCCTTTACCGCCGCCACCAGCACCTTGAACGTACTTGGTCTGTGTCATACCTGTTTCTGATCAACGTCAAGACCGCTGGATAGCACTGCTGAACCAACGAACACCCGTCCATAGGCTATTGGTACGGGCAAGCCTTGCTTGGAGGTGTTGACCACGTTGTTGAAAACAAATGATTCCAGCTTTGCTGCCTCACGTCCACGTTCCAAACTCATGTCAGGTTGAGGTGAAATGGCAGTAGCTATACCGCCAAGAGTCAAAGAAAGCCCAACACTACCGATAGCAGATGAAGCTGATGCACTTAAGAAACCGCTACCTGTTGCTCCCAAAAAGCCACCTCCTCCTGTTGGAGCAAGAACAACAGCAGCAGCTATCAAAGTCGCTCCAAGCAAAATTTGCCCAGCGCCCCGTCCCGCACCAGCAATAACAGGCGTAATGCTAAAAACCTCTTTATCGCTAAAAGGCATTAGCAGAGGACTCACGTCTTGCTCAGTCGCTTTTTCTTTGCTGACTGCTACCCGATAGCCAACACCATCTTTTTCACTATCAATAAGCCACTTTTCCAGCCCTGGAAAGTTGACGCACAATGCTTTGATCGCCTGCGCTGGTGTTGCTACGTCAAACTCAAACCGGCATTGACCAAGCCGTTTACGCAAAGCGCCGTAGACCTTAACGACTTTCATGCCTCAAGGCGCAGGCAGTGCTTTTCCCATAGTAACCGCCGTAAAGGTCTCGGCTAGACAACCTGCCCTGCACATGATGCAGCACCTGCTGATCACCCATATAAATCGCCGCATGGTTTGGTACGGGTGAAACAAGGTTCATCAAAATCAAATCGCCACGCTCCACCTTTTCTACTGGGATCTTGCGAAATCCCTCCTTGCTGAAGTTGTCTAAATACAGGTTTTGTCCGTGGTCCCACCACTGATCACGCCTGTCATAGTCACGCAACTCAATGCCGTACTCTCTTGCGTACCAGTCACGCACAAGCGTGTAGCAGTCCACAACGCCGTGAACAAACTCACGTCCTACGTACGGCAACTCAAAACCAGCTGGTTCGCAATATCCCCATGCCTCGGTGTTTGGATTAACGATGAACCAAGGCAGCTCTGACTTTTCGCAGGCAACACGATCAGCCGTTGACGGCTCAGGTCTTGTAATCGGATGACTATGCACAATCGCCACCACCTCGCCTTGGTCCTCTACTTCGTTCCAACCGCTGAGAACAAAGTGCTCGTCTGGTGTTTCAGCGATGTTCTGGCATGGAAAGTACCTGCGCCGTCCTTTGACAACAGCAACCAAGCCGCAACACTCACGGGGTGCTTCAGCCTTAGCGTGCTCCAGAATCTCAGCCTTCATGGCTGGCGACAGACGCATCACTTCGTCAGACCCGCTCCAGGGAATGAGCCAAACGGTAGCTCAGCGTTATCGCCAAAACGGCACTTGCAACTAGCAATACGCTTCCCGCACACGTCCTCAGCATCAGTTGTCACGCCTTCGTTGTTCACATCAAAACGCCTGAAGTTGGTGCCATCAATATCCTTGCCTGGGCCGGTAGACGGGTCGTAGCCGCACTCCGTTGACTTGTAGATCCATTGGCAAACGTTGGCGATGACCTGACGTTTGGGCAGCTTTTGTCCAGCCAAATCAAACTTGCTGGCTAGCTCGAACGTCACCGTGTCGCGTGACTCGCTTGCTTTGCGGTCGATGAACCAACGCTCTTGCGGGAACTGAGCGTTTGGATCAGGCACGCCACTGGGGTTGCCCACAGTCCTGAAGTTAAACGTGTCGCCAGCCTGCGTTATCAAGGTGTCGCCATCTTGCGTGATGCCAACGTTGTCAAAACTGAAGTTGATGTCATCAAGGTATTTTTTCAGCGTGCGGATACGCCGAACCTCCGCCCCACCAAGATCGTTGCCTGCAGTTGTGGCGTTAACCAAAGCAAGCAGCACCGTCATTGTGCTGTCGAGGTTGCTGACCGTCAGCGTTGGACGAGGCAACGTTCCAGTGCTCGTGTACTCAAAACCCTCTGCTTTGACCGGCAATCGTGTGTACTCGTTGCCGTTGAAAACTACGTTGACATCTTGATTACGGTCGTTTCGGCTCATTCCGGCGTGCCAACGATACACGTCTGAACTGCCATGCAGGCTGCTGTTTAAACGCAGCTCAAACAATTCAATAACCGCGCTAGGTGCAAGCTTCAGCAGCTCGTCGTAAACACTGCTGATTGCAGTCCAAACACACGTTCCATCTGTAACCGTGCTGGCTATGTCAGTCGGCCATGTTGGTTCTGAGCTAGCTGACGTGCCAGCAGTGGTGCAGCGAAACCACAAGCCGGTTCCATACGAAACCGTGGGGCGACGAACGTCTCCAACAGAAAACGCGGTGCTAGCGGTCCAAACTGCTGTCGCCATTATGGTTCAAAGACTTCGCGGAACGTTGTCTGAATTGTGGCGCGGTTCAAGTAAGGAATCGACTTGCTCCACTTTTCGCAGACAAACTTCGAGCTTTGGTTTTCCCCAGGTGGTGTGAAGTCGAATGGAGCATTGTCGTCTGCACGAGCATCCAAAAACGCTTCGATGGTGTCGGCGTCAGACTCAGACACCTCAAACGTCAAGTTGTAGGTCTTGGGGTTTTGATTGAGGCCAAAAGTCAGACGGGCTTCGTAGCCGTCAGAAAATTGCACCTTGCGAAAGCTTGGTGCGCTGCTTTTTTGCAGCCCATACGTTGGAGTGATTGACGGGAAGGTAGCCATCAGCTTGCGAGGAGACCGCCAGGACGTTTTTGCTTGATTAGCTCAGCCTGCACTGCAGCGCCAAGCATTCTGCCGAGTTGCGAAGCCTGATCAGCGTTGCCTTCAACAGACGAGCCAGAAGCATCTACATTTACTGTCACGTTAGCCCCACCCATCGCATGATTGGGAATGATCGTGCCAGCACGGTCAGGTACGAACAGCTCAGGCCCGCGCTCACCAACCAGCGCAGCCTTGCCAACCGTAGGACGGCCACCGTTAGCAAAAGCGCCAGAAAAATCAAGACCAGATGTCAACACATCAGGAGAAGTAAAAGTAGTGCCACCACCTCCACCATCAAAAATATTGAATCCCTTTAAAGCATTTAGCAGCTGCTGCTGAAGAATCAGCCTTGCCATCTGTTTCAGAATGCCGGCAAGCGACTCGCCAAGTGATTTTGTTCCCTCGACTGCATCCAAGATTGAATCAACGATGCCGGTGCGGAATGTCTCGTTTAGTTCAGCGTATTGATCCTTTTGCTTGGCGATGGCCTTGCGCAATTCTTCTTGATGCGCTATTTGAGCTTCAAAACCTTTGGAGGCTTTGGCAATGTCTGCTTCGCGTTGTTCTGCAATCTGCTTATCAATCTCGAAGATATCTTGTCTGAAGTCATGAATCGCTTGGTTTAGGGCATTTTGCCTCTCAAGAGGCAGCATCTCGCTCTCAGCGATCTCTTGCTTCCTGATCATCAGGTTTAGAGTCGCCGCTATGCGTTTTTGCTCGCCTTCCTGTGCAGCTCTCAACTGATCATTCAGGTCCAACATCCGCTGTGTTATATCCTTTCTTTTGCCTAAATCAAGATTGCCACCTCCACCTCCACCTCCGTTCCCATTCTCCTCACCAAGCTTTTTGAGCCGGCCTTGCAGTTGTGCTATGCGGTCATCTGCATCTGCGACAATGCGCTTCATGCGCTTGATGAACGGCGATGTCTGGCCCATGCGACCGCCAGCTGGAGCTTCATCAATTCTTTGCTGCGCTTGTGCCTTTCTGAGTTTTTCAGTAGCCACTGCCGCATCAACTGCTGCTTTTTCGCCATTCTTTACCAGCTCATTGAATTCTTTCTGGCGCTTGCTGGCGTTAAATAACGCCACTCCTAAAGCAGTGATGCCAGCCGCAACTGCCACATATGGTAAGGCCAATAACGCCAGTTTCAAGGCACCAAGTGCCACCGTCGATGCAGTGATCTTGACATTCGCGGCGGTCACAGCGCTAGCCAATGCTGTTTTGCCAGCTGCAGCCGCCATAGCCTTCTCGCCCATGACTGCTAGCCCGGTCACGGCAGATTTCAGAGCTGCACCGCCAGACAATGCAGCCAATGCACCGCTGACTGTCGTGATCGCTGGGCCAAGTATCGCAGCAGCCCCGGCTAATCCAATAACTGCGATTGTGCCGGTCTGAATCGGCTCAGGTAGCTTGCCAAAGACTTTGATAAGTTCAGTGGCTCCGTCAATCAATGGTGTGACTGCTGGGAGCAGCTTGTCGCCAATCGCGATGCTTAATTCATCAGAAGCATTCTGGAAGTTTTTAAAACGTTGAATATCTGAGTCTTTGATGATGGCAGCAATCTTACCTGCACCTTCCTTCTCAACCCGCTTAAGAGCTCTAATCAGGATATCAGTGGTGAGTTTGCCATCAGAGGCAAATTCCTTAAGGTCGCCGACTGCTACACCAGTCTCTAGCGACACTGCCCCAAGCAGGCCAGGAATTTGCTCAGCGATGCTGCGGAATTCATCGCCTTGCAAGCGACCTGATCCTAATGCTTGGGCTAACTGAGTGAATGCCGCGCTAGCACCAGCCGCACTCACGCCACTCAGCCTGGCAACTGTATTGAATCCGATAAACGACGATTCGATATCAGCTAGCTCGATGCCGAGCGGCCGCAATCTCGTAAAGATATCGGCAACACCTTCGGCTGCTTCACGATTACTAAGACCGAATGTCTTAGCGGCCCGGCTCACCAGCTTTTGCGCCTTCTCATACTCGCCATATTCACTGGTGACAAGCTTGAGCCGTGTCTGCAGATCTCTGAATGATGCTGCCGCTTGAATGGCCGATTTTGCGATCAGCCCTACTCCCAGACCCGCAGCAGCCGAGCGCAGTCTGCTAAAAGTGCCAGCAGTCGTCCCGGCCACACCGTTGAGCCGGTTGAGCTGGGCCACTGCGTTATTCGCATTGACCCTAATCTCAACGTTGGAGACTGCCACGGCGGCCTAATCAGTACGTCAAGTCTAATGACGTCTGTGTTTGGCACGCTCTGCGGCACGCTCGTCCTCTTCAGCTTTCACTGAAAAATACGCAGCAAAGTGTATTAACTCCGCATCTGTAAGCTCTGTGCGGAGCCTACTGACTGTCATCCCTAACTCGCAGGCCAGAAAGAATTCGAATTTAGTCCAGCTGTCCTGCTTTAGTCGTTTTTTGCGTCATCCAGATCGACATTGTTGTCAGCGATGCCGAATAGGAACAGCTCCAGCTCATTCAGCACATTCTCAGGCAGGCTGCGATGCAGCTTGACTGCATCGGCAGCTGCAAAAGGCTTGGTGCCATCCTCCAGCTCCGCCATTTGGCACAGCATCTGGGTGCTGATATCCAATGCCTCAGCCGAGCCCGCCAGATCTTGCGCCTTCTTACGGTCAGCCCGCGTAATCGGCTTAAAATATAGATCCGCGATTTTTGCGCCTTCGGCATTCTTCAGCACGAATTTCCGGCGCTGGTTGAGATCAAACGCCTCAACCAGCTGATCGACTAATCGCTTTGATCCAGACATTAAGTGACGGAATTACCCGTGCAGATTATAGCTGCCGCTATCACTCAAGGTTGCCAGTGATGGCACCGCTGGTGATAAAGTTGCAAGACACGATGTTGATCTCACCGACAGTCGATGTGATCTCCATGTCGGTAATGATGCCAGCAAAGCTCACACTATCAGTGCCGGAAGTGGTGCCGGTGGTGAATAGTTCAAACGTGGCGTCTGCAGGATCGGCGGTGGTCAGCACATCTTCCAAGAATGCAGCCTGCCCAGTAGCGTCGGGATCGTAGACCAACTCGACGGTGCCGGATCCGCTGATCATGCTGCCAACGAAACTACGGAAAGTGTCCCCGTGCTTAGAGACATCCAGAGTTTCTTTGGTGGTTGAAAGGCTCCAGCTGCGGGTGCCAACGATTGTGGCATTAGTGGAGCCAGCGGCGTCAAATTGGACTGCGCCTTGTTCTCCGCGAAGGACGGCCATGGTCAGAGTTCCTCGATGAAGTCAAAGGTCACACGGACCTGAGTTTGGAAGTAGCCCTCAGGTGATGGCGACGCCACAACTTCGGGACCGATCGGAGGATCAAAATGAACCCCCGACACGTTGATTCTATTATAGAGATCCCGTACCCGCTTTCCGATCACGTAGTTGGCACCTGGGCCAACACCCTTAGCAGAGAAGATATTGACTACGGCAATGCCTACTAATTCATTTCTTGAATCGGAAGTGCCGCCATGCGTCAGATATGTGCTAGTCCCAAAGCTGAGAAGACACTGGACCCACGAGCTATTCGGCGTAGGCTCATACGCCATGTTGTGGAACACGACTGGAATGGCTGGCGAATCGGCCAGTTCTGTTGCCAACCGCCCTTCGATGGTCGCACGTACAGAATTTAGGTCAGCGGCGGCCATCAGCTGTTACGTTTGATCTGATTATACGTTCTGCGCACGTACTGTTGCATGCTCTTGGCGATCAACTCGACCCAGCCGGCGTCTGCCTGAGGACTCCACCCATTGGCAAGTCGATCAGCGTATGGCAGGTTGTTGTGCAGATGATAACTCCGATTGATGCGCTCTGTGCCAGGTGCATAATTGGTGTACTGCGGTGGTGGTGCGGGTATCACGGTGTCTTCTTCAACTGGCGGGTGTGGTGCGCCAGTAGATGTATTCTCACCAATATGCCAGCTTGCCCTGAACCGTCCTGTTTTGACTGGACTGCCTTTTTTCAGCTGCCTGTCGGTCTCTAAAACAGTGGCTTGGATCAGCTGATTGAGCTGCTCTTCCGCAAATCCGCCTATGAATTCAATCGGGATCTCACGGCGTGCCATGCTATGCCCTCAAAATCAACTCGTAAATGATGGCGTCGTTGGCCTGCTCGATGGTCTCGACCTGAATGATCTGGTAGACGATCAAACCGATCACGGCACGATCCTTGGTCTCAGGTGCAGACGGCAATTCCTTGGCTGCTACGGTCAATTTCTTGTCACCAGCCTGGATCAGTTCATTGGCCTCACGCACATTGACATCGACGACAACGCCTTTAACGTCAGTATCACTCTCAGACTCTGTAACCGTGCCTGTGGTGGCGTTATAGCTGCCGCCTGTCACATAGCGAATAGTGACATCACCGCCAAATTTGCTGACGACTTTATCGGCTACTTTTTCAAGCGCTTTCGATAGCGACATCAGATCCGGTAAGCAATGCAGGCACCACTAGACAGCTGGATGCTTGTAAACACACCATAGATAGTGGAGTCTGCCACGAAGGCTTCGCTACCCAGGCTATTGCCGGTGTAGTTCTCGGCAGACACGGCATTGATGGTGGTGTCTTCCTTAAAGTAGATCGCACAAAAGCGGCCAGTATGCGCAGCCGTGTCTGTGATCACTTCAGCTCCCACGCTGTAGTCGATTGCCATAATTAGCTCCGTTTGATGGCTACATTGCCTGGTCCACTAATTCTAAGATCCGTTAGGTAGCGCTCTACCATCGGCGGGATTCGATCTGCCCCAACAGCACCGAATTTGTCAGGTGTGACGTTCAAGCTGCCAATCTGCACATTCTTGTAATCTTCTAGACCACTTAGTCCCAGACCATCAACGTTGTTGTGTAGATAGACCGCTAGCTCTACCTGCGCCCGCTGGATCTGGTCGGGCACCTCAGTGTCGGTGTAGTAGTCAGTCGTGATGCGAAATGGGAACCCCACCGCATATGTGTTTAAGTACGTGTCGGGCTTGCGGACACCAGTGCGAGGCCATTGCAGTGCCTGCGTATCAGTCGCACGTGCCCCCAAAAATCTTTCACGGTCGAGTCGCTGCGTTGCCGTGGCCAGCGCCCGATTGCGTGTATCGTCAGTGCCTGTGCCCCATTTGGCCACATCTGCGCTGCTCACCATGGCATCTACCAGGTCGTTTGCATCACTCAGGGTGATGTAACTGTTGGCTGTCGCCGATCCTACGGTCGCGACGATTGTTACTGCCATTGGTCTTCTTAAATGAAGGCTTGCGTTTGGCTCTTACAGGTGCGGAGGCCACCGCTTTCGCAGCAGCCTCACGTTTCTGCGCCCGCCTGAAAGCGAACAGACCCATCAGGAGCTAGCGCCCTTCAGAGCCACGAAGTTGAGGACAATCGCCTCAGACAGTGAACCAGCCGACACGTTGGCAACAGTGATCTTGAAAGATCCTGCAGCCAGGGTGTTTGCCTGCACCAGATAAGAACCGGCGGTTCCACCTGAAGCGTGGTTGACCACTACTACATCAGTGGCGGAAACTTCACTGTTGGTCACGGTGAACGACACTTCAGCGGCAGCAGCCAGTGCAGCGTTGTTCATGGTGATTACACCGGATGCCGTGTTAGCGGTCACACCGGTGCTTTTGTTGGTTGCCTGGGTGACAGACGTGCCAACGGTCGGGCCTACAAGTTTGCCCGCTGTTGCTTCAAAGATTGATGCCATCGTTAGTTACCTCAGTCTTGGTTGCTGACGTTGGTGGCCCGAACGATGCCAATGTTCTTGGTCTCATACACCTTCGACCAGTTGCCCACGGTCTCAAGATCGGAGCGGGTCGGGTTGGTGGTTGAGACACCCCACTTCAGGCCCACCGGGTGGTAGACATAGTGAAGGTCCAAGGACATTGCGTCGGACTTCGCGAGGATGTCACGGTCCACTTCAGTTTGCATTCCCATCTGTTCGCCAGATGCGACTGCGCCTGCAGTGAAAAAGAACGATCCGTACTCAGTGGAAGAGCCAGAGCCAGTGGTCTGCACATCGTCAGAGACGATCACGCGCAGGCCCATGAAGGTCGGCACTTCAGGGTTGCCAAAGGCATTGGTGAGATCACCGCCGGATTGGGTGGTGGTGGTACCACGCGCATCCTCAGTGGATACGTACTGAATCGCGTTGCGCTCAACGAGATCATAGTACACATTGCTGTGGATGGCCACGGCGGTCAGCTTGTCGCCCTGGTCGCCCAGCAGCGCACGTGCTTTAGCCACGGTGCGAGGGCTCAGAGTGGTGGGTGAATCACCAGACTCGGAGTCGATGCACAGTTCAAACAGAGCGGAGCTGCTGCTGTTCGAGTTGAGACTGCCGAAAGCACCGGTCAGGCAGCTGACCAGATCCTTTTGGCGCTGGTGAGCCACATAATCGGCAATTTTGCTGCCGATAGCAGCCATCGGGTCGGAGCCAGCAGCCAGGGCTGCCAGATCACGAGATTCGAAAGCACGGCCACGGTGCAGGATCACGCCGATCTGCTGATCAGCAGTGATTTTGCCAGGTGTCAGTGAAGAGCTGTCAGACAGCACTTCGAAATCACCAGACAGGTTTGCCTTATAGAAAGGGACTTTGACGAAATCACCGCCCTCGGTGGCATTCAGCTCGGCCATAGGCTGCACCACACCGGAAGCCAAGAAGGCATCACGCTGTGTGGTTTGCTCGATGACGTACGGCGTAAATACCTCGGGGATGATAATGTCAGAGCGAAGAGTCGCCATG